TACCACTTTGCTCATACTCAGACTGCCACCTCAACTCCAAGGACCGTTTTTGTTTGTATAGGTCTTGTAACATCGACAACCTCCTCATAGGTTATTCTATTTACGGGACCATACATTCCCGTTGATTCCCATTTTATACTCTTTTCTCCTAATTTGTCAAGGATTGAGTTTTCAATAGACGTCTGATTATCTTTCGCTTCTACTTCAAAAGAAGCGTGATAGTCATAAGCCCATATTTTTACTAGGAATTTTGTCATTTTTTTATAATCTCAAGAGCTATTGAATACCTTTCTTCTGGAAAATAAGGGGGAACAGCGTGAATAAGATTAGAATCAAAAATTAATAAAGAATTTTCTAAACCCTTTTTAACTTCTACTTTGTACCCCTCTTTTTTAAACATAGTTCCTATATTAGATTTATTTTTTAAATAATAAACTATATTTTTATCACATTCGGGATGGCTATGCCAACTAATATGATCTCCATAACTAAGATTAACCCAACATTTATGTATTACATATTCTTTTATAATTGGTTTTATTTTATCTAATAATATTTTTAATTCTTTATATTCATGTAAATTAGGAAGAGATTGTAAACCAGGGTGATTAGGTCCTAAATCTTTTAAAGTTGGTTTAACAAATTTTAAAAGTTTTAATCTTTCTTTTTTTGACAAAATATTTTTATATGCTTTCATGAATCTCACCGTTTATTTCTTAAATGTGGCGGAACTGTGTCCCGCCACATAAATTAGGTTTAATTACGCACCTTCAACGCCATAGATACCTCTAGGGTCTGATACTCCAAATGAGTATCTTTCTCTAGCTTTGTATCTTACGTTGCCAGTGTCGAAATCACCTTCCATTGCAGTTGTCAATGGAGCTCTGCTGAACATTTTCATTCCGTTTGGTACATCTGTAACAATGTAAAACGAATCAGTGTCAGTTAGGTAGTTATTCACTCTATATCCTTGAGGAATCATACCCATAGACGCGATTGCGTTTATATCGTTATCAGCTGTTCCAGTTCTGCCTGCAGACTTCATAAGTCTTTCAGCGTTAAACTGGTTTTCCGAAGGAACAATCATCTTCACTCCTCTTGCTGCAACTTTAAGACCTCTCTCGTCAGTCATCTTACCGATGTCGATAAGAGATTGTTCTAACGAAGTTTCGTTAAGATCCGCCTGAGTAGTTAAGGTATTTGAAAAAGTACCTGCTACTGTAGGGTGATTTGTTGTAAACAAAGCTTTTGCATCACCTGATTTAAATGTTGCTGTTGAAGGCAAACCATTTATTAAAGGTTGTACTGCTTTTACTTGTTTAGCATTGCTCATGGATCTTGCTAAAGCTTTTGTATAACGAGAAGAAATTCTGTCATACAAGTTGTCCTCGATTGCTTCTTCAGTAATCGCGAACGCTAAAGCGATGGTCTCGTGAGTGTAACGAGCTGTGAAAGTTTCTTGTGCTTCGTCAAAAGAAACGCCTGCACCTTCACCTTTCACTTGTGCGTTTGCAAAACCACTTAACATTACTTCCTCTTCGAAAGCTCTGTCAGATGATTCTGTAGTATAAATCTCAGCATGCTGATTTTCATACCTTTTATATTCCAGCCCAAATAGTGCATTTAGGCCTGGTTCTAGTTCTTTAACTAGCTGTGATCGTGATATTGCCATTTTCTATATGCTCCTATTATGCCCATGTTACCGCACCAGTGAAGTACTGATTAAGATTGTGAGCGACCACGACGCTTCTATAAGCGGCGCTTGTATTATTTGACGGGTCCTCTGCAGATCTTACCAATCTCCATTGGTTATTAGTAGCATGTCTAGTTGAATACGTTAATGTCGAGCTGGATTGACCAGAAGTTTCTGATCCCGCTGCAGTTACAGTTAAGCCATATGTTTTACCATATTCTGCTTGAGCTGCTGCTGCATCGATCGAACCAACGAAAAGTTGGTTAGGATTATCCATTACGAAGCATGTAAGGTCTTCACTATTAGCTGGAGTAATTGGTTGATTGTACCAGTTCGCCCACGTCGGCTTCAAAGTTGTTGCCGCATTGTAGAAGATACCGTTAAAAACACCAATACATGTATTTGTGATAGCTGCTTGAGCTGTGATTATATATCCAGCTGAGCTTTTTACAGCTGAGCCTTGAAATAAATCGGCAGTCATACCAGCATCAATGTAGTATTTGCTTTGACCTTGAGTAGATGGTGCATCACCAATCGTACCCGCTGCAATCAAACCAAATCCTGCTGTATTACTATTTGCCATAGTTATTACTCCTTTGTCTATATCGCTATAGACGGGTTAATTTAAATCGATAGTAGGGAATTGGTTGTTATCCCGAGAATAGTTAAAAAATTAACTTTTCTTTGTACCACCGAAGGTTACACGAGATTGCCTTTCAACATTGATTGGCATTCTCTCATCCTGCTCCTTCATAAGATCGTTTTCTACGGCATCGCTTCGTTCTGCATGACGTCTTGTCATATAGTCCTGACGTTGCTTCGCAATCTCGATTGGTACCTTCGCAAGTAGAAGGCCACCAACCCCAATCACTCCCTTGTATCTGCCCTCATCGAGGACTGGATAGTCAGATGCGTTTTCGACTTCCTCGGCACGTACTAACTCATAACCTTCTCTAATTCGAGAAGCTATGTTTTTAGTGTCTTGGAAACCAACACTCTCTGCTCTAATCCATCTATACCTGAATCCATCAGGTGCAGGGGGTGCATCTAGAGATGATGGTGGAACCCACACTTTTGGTCTCTCAGATTTTGACCGTGTTTGGTTCGCACGAGAAGTTTTTTTATCTTTTTCCATTTTACGCCTCCTTCGTGATTTTTAGTTGTTTTGCGTACTCTTCAAGTGGCACTCCTAATTTTTTAGCTATTGCTACCTGTGAAGAAGTGAGCCTCACAGTTTTGCGACCAGGCTTTACGCTTCTATTAGCTGAAGCCACTGTCTGAATAGGGGCGGTCGTTTGCTTTTCATTAGTTGTACCAAATTTATGCGGGAAGTCAACCTTTATTCTTTTATCAACTTCTGCATAATACTCGTCAGAGCTAGGATCATAACCTTCTCTTTCAGTTAAGTCCTTGTGTATCTCAAAAGCGGTATAAGTCATCGCTCTATCTGTTCCAAACCATGAGTTTTTAGCAGCCCATGATTCAGCTCGTGGATCCGGATTAATCGGATCTTCAGTAGAAGGAATATTAGTTCCACCTTGAGCCAAGTTTACAGGTTTCTCGGCCTGTGCTTGTTGTTTTATCTCTCGACCTTCTTGTGCTTCTTTAAGTTTTGCATTCTCAAATGCGAGAGCTGCAATTCTCTTATTAGCTTCTATTTGAGATTTGGCATCACCAGATTCAATAGCTGCAGCAAGTTCTTTTTCTGCAGACTCTAAACCTGATTTAACACTAGTCTCAAATTTTTTAACATAATCAGAATCAGTTTTTTCAAACCTTTTCTCTAATGCTTTTCTAGATTCTTCTACACCTCTAGCATAATCTAAAGCAGCTTTTTCCCTTCTCTCTGCTTCTCTCATTTTTCTAGTTAATTTAGAAATACGAGCTTGTACGCCTTTGCTGTAGTCTTCTAGTTTTTCATCTTCCTTTTTTTCTGGTTCTTGTGTTACTGTTTCTTTTGTTTCTTGTTCCGTGCTTTCTGTTTCTTGTTTCGGCGCTTCGGTTTCTACAACCGACTCGTCTTTCTTTTCTTCAATATCAATATCTACTTCAGGTCCTGAAGTATCTATATCTACTGTTTTCTTGTCTTCTTCTGGCATAGTTTCCTCCTCTATGGTTTAATACTCATGCAAGATGTCCTCTGGACTATCTAGTTTTGCTAACACTTCATCGTCGTTTAGCAGACGAATCTCCCCTCCATCGATTTTGATTCGGCTACCTGCATATCTTGCAAACATAACCCAATCATTGACCTTGCACCATGGACCTTCTGGATATCTTTCCTTATCCCTATAACATTGAGATCCCATAGCTAAAACCAAACCACATTGAGAAGCAACTTGTTGTCGTTCTAATGTAGCTTCGGCCAATACTATTCCGCCTTTAGTTTTTTCTTTCATTTTAAAAGGTAAAACTAAAAGCCTCCAACCAGTTGGTTGTGGAATTTTTGATTCTTCTTTTTTCTCTGATTTTTTAACTCCGACTAATGATGTGTCAGGTAACTCAATTTTTGGTTTTTGAGTTAATATCGATGACTGTTCCTTTTGACTCATTTTGCTCCTTATCTTCTAGCAGGTTAGAGAGTTCCTGTTTTATTGCCTCTAAGGCATTTATTTGTCCTATT